GGCAGATGAACTGACCGTAACAGGTGATGCTGAGTTTAACGGTAATCTAACCGTTAAAGGTACAACCACGACTATTGATAGCGCAAGTGTACAGACTGTTGACTTGGGCGACAACGATAAGATTCGTTTAGGTGATGGCGATGACCTGCAGATTTATCACGATGGTAGCAATAGCTATATTCAGGATGTTGGAACAGGTAATTTAATCATAGAAGGTGCAAACGTTGTTATTGATGGCGCAAATGGCAATCGTTTAGCATCTTTTGTTAGTGGTGGTCGTGCTGAACTGCAATATGACGGAGCAGAAAAGTTGCGCACCACCAGCACAGGCGTGGATGTCACTGGCACGGTGACGGCTGATGGTGTTCTGAACAACAACAAGTCAGAGTTTTTTGCATCAGAAAGCGCATTGGTTTCCACAGGTAGCACTGCAAAAGTCTATGCTACAAATAGCACTTTTGATGGTGTAAACGGCTCACTTGTTTTGCAAAGCCGTCCAACTTCTGGTGCTGATGTTTACATTGCTACAGGCACAACACCTAAAAAAGTGGCAAAGTTTGATGATGGCGGCGACATCAGCTTCTACGATGACACAGGCGTAACGCAAGGTTTCTTCTGGGATGCCTCAACTCAGCGATTAGGGCTGGGGACGACTTCGCCTAGTGGGACATTAGATATATTAGCTCCAGCCACCACTGAGCCTTTAAGAATAAAAGCAACGACTGATGTCTATAACTACATAACACACAAAAACGCTGCGGGAACAGACGTTGCGTACACGGGTCTTGGTGGAGGTGCTGCTGTAACAACAGGGGCTGTCACTGACTATGCAATAAGAGCAACTGCTAATTTATTGTTTGGTGCAGGGGCAAACACAGAACGGATGCGCATCGACAGCAGCGGCAACGTGGGCATTGGGACGACTTCGCCTAGTGCTTTGTTGCATTTGGATGGAACTACTCCAAGCATTTTTTTACAACCATCCGCTGACACTGAAGTCGCAGCTATCCGCTTTAGAAATGCAGCAGATAGCAACACTCAAGGAATGATTGAGTACAACCACAGTGAAAACTCAATGTCGTTCAGAACAAATGGCGTTTCTGACAGGCTTTTCATCGACAGCAGCGGTAACTTGCTGGTGGGTACGACTAGCACTTTTGCGGGTTCAGGAATAACCCCTATTTTAACTGTACAAAAATCAAACGGTTCTGCCATTGGTGCTACTGGCATTGGCTCAGCTGAGGTTGGAATTGCAACCAGACCCTCAGCAAATCATAATTATTATGCAGGGTTTTTCTTAAATAGTTCAGGAACTGGCGTTGGTAATATACAGGTTACACCAACTAGCACAGCCTACAACACATCCTCAGACTACCGCCTAAAGACCGCAGTAACCTATGACTGGGATGCAACCACACGCCTCAAGCAGTTACGTCCTGCTAGGTTTGAGTGGATTTCTGATGGGGATGATGCTGTCCCTGTCGATGGCTTCCTTGCACACGAGGTGCAGGACGTTGTTCCAGAGGCTGTCACCGGCACTAAAGACGCTATGCGTGACGAGGAATATGAAGTCAGCGCAGCCACAGGTGACATCTACACACCAGCTATTGAGGCTGTATTAGATGAGGATGGCGTTGAGGTAACACCAGCGGTTGCTGAAGTTATCCACAGCACTGACGTTGAACGCCCAGAAGAACTAGCAGAAGGCCAGCAATGGCGTGAGACAACTGCGGCGGTTATTGGTACACGTTCAGTGCCGGATTACCAAGGCATTGACCAGAGTAAGTTAGTGCCGTTGCTGGTGAAGACCATACAAGAATTAGAAGCCCGTATCACGGCACTGGAGACTGCATAATGGCATATCTAGGTAAAACACCATCACAGGCTGTACGCAGTCGTTACTATTATACTGCAACTGGCGGTGAAACATCACTGTCCGGGGCAGATGATAACAGCAATGTATTGACATTTACAGATGGCAATTACGTAGATGTGAGCCTCAACGGTGTAGCACTTGTAGCTGGCACAGACTATAACACAACAACCACGAACACAATAGGTGGACTCACTGCCCTTGTTGCAAGTGATGTGGTTGAAGTTATTGTGTATGACACGTTCAGTGTGTTTGGCGGTAATATGGCTGCTGACCTGAACTTTAAAGATAATGTCAAGGCTAACTTTGGCACAGGCAATGACCTTCAAATATTCCATGACGGTTCTAACTCAATAATCCGTGATGCAGGTACAGGGTCACTGAAGTTTCAGTACGGCACTAGTGATGGTGTTGTGATTGATAGCAGCGGTCGGGTGGGCATTGGGACGACTTCGCCAGCGGGTCAATTACACGTTTTTAACTCTTCTGCTGGTGAACAATATATTTCCAGCAGCACTTCTGCTATTCGTTTTGTTTCTACTGGAGGCGAAAACTATATTCAGTCAGGCACTGCAACTACGGGGTCATCTCCCGCACCTTTGATTTTTACGAATGTTGGTGGCACTAACGAAACAATGCGCATCGACAGCAGCGGTAATGTTGGGATTGGGACTGCGGCACCGACTGGTAAATTATCTATTGCATCTGGCACATACAACTCGGCTACGCCTCTTTCAACCGCTGACGACCTAGTAATTTCTGGAAACCAATCACTTGGAATGTCATTTATTACTGCTGCGGCAGGTAGTTCAAATCAGTTTATTGTGTTTGGTGACAGTGACGACACTGACGTAGGCAGTATTAAATACGCTCATTCTGATAATAGTATGCAGTTTTCTACTAATGCAGCAGAAGCCATGCGCATCGACAGCAGCGGCAACTTGCTGGTGGGTAAGTTGAGTTCCACTTCTAGTTCCGTTGGAGTTGAGATTAGGAATGGAGCGTCTGGTTATACGGCTACATTTACTGGGAATGACGCTGCTAATTCTGTTCTTTCCGTCATGCGTAACAATGGCGACGGTGAATTTCTTCGACTTCGTAATAGTAGCGGCTCCGCTGTGGGTAGTATTGGTGTTGGTAACGCCTCGTCATACACATACATCGGGACTGGCGATACTGGTCTTATGTTTAATTCTGGCAACGACTTCATCCAGCCGTGGAATCCATCTACCAATTCTACAAGAACAGAAAATATAGGGCTTGGTAATGCTTCAAGTCGCTTCAAAGACCTCTACCTATCCGGCGGTGTATACTTGGGCGGCACTGGTTCGGCTAATCATCTGGATGATTATGAGGAAGGCAATTGGACGCCTAGTGCAACAAGTGGCATCACAATTAATGGTATAAGAAACGCAACCTACACAAAGGTTGGCAGAAGCGTGAGTGTTGGTTTTTGGATAAACGCAGATATTACATCAACAGATTTTATTATTGCAGGACTTCCATTCACAATATCTGGCAGGGTTGGCGGCTCTTTGTCGAACCAAAATCTTAAAGAAACCCTAGCTGTCACATCTATAACAACATCTATTTATGCCTATGGTGCGACTACAGGAACAGATGACGAAATTTTATTTTTCTTAACATACGATACATAACCCCACCGGAGGTGAGGGTCGGACAGTCCATCCATAGGAGATAAAAATGGCACTAACAGAAGAAACAGTACAAGACAAAATCGAAATCGTAGGCGACTACAAGCACGTTCAAGTACGCACCGCAACGGTCATCAAGCGTGATGGCGTTGAAATTAGCCGTAGCTTTTCACGGCACGTTGTAGCACCTGACGCTGACATCACAGGCGAAAGCACAGAGGTGCAAGCTATCTGTGCAGCGGTACATACACAGGCTGTTAAGGATGCCTATGCGGCGCATCTGGCGGCACAGGCTGCTGAGATGGCTCCGGCTGAAGAGGAAGGCGCAGAGTAATGAGTAGAGCAAGAGACTTAGCAGATAGTGCAGATAAGGATATCACAGGAACCCTTACGGTTGACGGCCTCACTGTAGCTGGCAACGTCTCTGTTGACTCCGGCACAATCAAGCTGGACGGTAATTATCCTGTTGGCACAAACAACGTGGCGTTGGGTAATCAAGCATTAGATGATGGCAGCTTGTCTGGAAATCACAACACTGCCATCGGTAACGATGCGCTGACTGCAAATACATCAGGTTCAAACAACACAGCAGTCGGTAAGCATACGCTAAAAGCCAATGTAACATCAAGTAACAACACGGCAGTTGGTGCTGGTGTTTTGCAGAGTTCTACAGGTGCTAGTAACACTGGTGTTGGTGCTGGTGCTTTTGCTTTCAATACTTCTGGTGCAAGCAACACGGCAGTTGGTATGGATGCGCTTTCCGCAAACACCACCGCCAGCAACAACACTGCGGTTGGGTATCAGGCGTTGGATGCAAACACCACGGGCGGAACCAACGTTGCAGTGGGTGTGGATGCTCTTGGTGCCAACACCACCGCAAGCAACAACACGGCTGTTGGTTATCAGTCACTGTACGCAAATACCGCTGGTAACAACACAGCGGTTGGTGGATATGCTTTAAGCACAAACTCAAGCGGGACGGCAAACGCAAGTGTTGGGTATTCTGCACTATATTTAAATACCACTGGGTCATATAACACGGCACTTGGGCAACAAGCGCTTCGCGCCAACACCACCGCATCTGGCAACACAGCAGTGGGTTATCAGGCTGGGTATAGTAATACAACTGGCGAACAGAACGTTCACATTGGTTTTACATCTGGTCAGCTAAACACAACTGGTTATAATAATTCTGCTTTAGGTTACAATTCGTTAAAGTCAAATACTACTGGTGCGCTTAATACTGCTATTGGTCATAGTGCATTAACAGCCAACACCACCGCGAATAACAACACTGCTGTTGGCTATCAGGCGGGGTATGGTAATACTACTGGAACCCAAAACACTTTTGTTGGTCGTGGTGCTGGGTACAGCAATACTACAGGCGCATACCAAGCAGTGTTGGGTGACGGCGCATTAGAAACTAACACGACTGGTATTTCTAACACCGCAATTGGTCAGTACGCCCTTCGTCTTAACACCACCGCATCTGACAACACGGCAGTGGGGTATCAGGCTGGATACAGTAATACCACTGGCGATAGCAACAACGCTTTCGGTCATCAGTCACTGTATTTCAATACCACTGGTGCAAACAATCAGGCATTTGGAAAATTTGCTCTGTATGATAATACAACGGGCAGATACAATGTTGCCATAGGCCAAAGCGCACTAGAAAACAACACCACCGCCAACAACAACACTGCCGTGGGTTATCAGGCGGGGTATAGTAATACTACTGGCGTAGAAAACACTGCTATTGGCTATAAGGCAGGGTATAGCAGTACAGTTTCTAGTGAAAATACTTTTATTGGCGAACGTTCTGGGGAAAATACAACGTCACAAAGTAATACGTTTGTTGGTCGTTATAGTGGCGGTTTAATAACCACAGGCGAAAAGAACACTATATTAGGTCAATTTACCGGCAACCAAGGCGGCCTAGACATCCGCACATCCAGCAACAACATCGTGCTGTCGGATGGGGATGGTACTCCTCATATGTATTACAGTGGGCCTAATTCGTATTGGAGAGCATCAGGACAAACAAGTTCTGCTGCTTTTGGTATGAACAGCTTAATCACATCAGGAAACGGTGGTGTTTGTTATGCGTATTTTCCTAACTCAAGCCCAAATAATACCAGTTCTTACTTCTTTCGCGGAGTAGATAGCACCACAAATCGTGTCTACATTTATGCTAACGGAAACATCGTAAACTCAAACAATAGCTACGGCGCACTTTCTGACCTTAAACTAAAGGAAAATATTGAAGACAGTGGGTCTCAATGGGAAGACATAAAGGCTATTCAAGTTCGCAAATACAGTCTGAAAACAGACAGTATTGATGTACCGAATAAAATAGGTGTAATTGCACAAGAGTTAGAAGCGTCAGGGATGTCCGGTCTTGTGTTTGAAAGTCCTGACTATGACGCAGATGGTAATGATTTAGGCACTGCGACAAAACAGGTAAACTATTCTGTTTTGTACATGAAAGCAGTCAAGGCGTTGCAAGAAGCAATGGACAGAATTGAAACACTTGAGGCTAAAGTAGCCGCACTTGAGTCCAACTAATAGGAGATTAAAATGGACGAACTAACAGCAGAACAAATCGCACAGCACTACACAGCAATGGGTCACAGCGTTGACCTCATCAATGCTATTATTGCTGGCGAGGTTATGGCTGATGATGATGCCGCAGACAAGCAGGACTGTGTGGACAGGAATGTTGAACATCTGGAAATCATGGTTGCTAAAGACTTTTGGACTACAGAGGATATGACTGCGGCTAATGCGGCTATTGCTGCTGGTCAAGGCTATACAGCGTAGCTATGGAAATTACCAGTCTCGTAGATATGCTATTGGGTATACTTGCTGCGGCTGGTGCGTGGTGGGCTAATGGCATGGTGCGTGAACAGAAACGTATTGAGATTCTATTGAACAAGACCCGTGAGGAATATGCAACCCGTAACGAGATGCGTGATGACATGCGCCGTGTAATGGAAGCGTTGCATCGGGTTGAAGACAAGTTAGATAAAGTATTGCAAAAGGACTAATCAATGGCAACTAATCCTCCACCTATCGTAGGAATGCAGCCAGTTGACATTTATATGGGAACACAGGCAACTGCCCCAGTAATGCCAACACAGGCAGAATACACTCCTCAGCAACAAGTTGTCCAACAGAATGAGCTTGTAACCCCTACCTCAGGGCAAGTTTCTGGTACTGTCCCTACTCCAACCACTCTTGCAGCAGCAACTGGTGCACAAGGGCAAGCACCTACAGCGGCGTCTGCGTACCAAGCGGCAACAACAGCAGGACAAACACCTACAGCTACCGCTGCACAAGGGACTGTAGGACAGCAAGCACAAGCACAAGCTGCACAGCAGGCCGGCCTTACACAACAAGCACAAACTGCTCAAGGTACGGTTGCTGGTACCGTACAGCCAGGCCTTACACGTCAGGTTGGCGCACAGGAACAAATCCAAGCTGCACAAGCTAGCACTGCGTTTTTACAGCCGTATCAAGCTGCACAATCAGGTTTCGTAAGCACCGCGCAAGGTGCAACTATGCAAGTTACGCCAAATATGACCGTAGAAGGGCAACTTGCACGTCTTTCTCAGCAGTTTTCTGGAGGCCAGGTACCAGCATGGGCAGCAGGCGCAATTCGTGAAGCTAATTCACAGATGGCGGCACGTGGTCTGTCTGCTTCTTCAATGGCTGGTGCGGCTATTGTACAAGCGGCTATGGAAGCTTCTGTTCCAATTGCTAACGCTGACGCACAGACATATTACAAAACTGCATCACAGATTATGGCCAATGACCAACAAGCAATCTTGGCCAACACCCAGAATAACCTTAATGTAGACTTAGCTAATACATCTAATCGCCAGCAAATGGCACTGGCTAAACTACAGGTTAACGCTTCTTTGGCAGGACAAGAACTCAGCAACCAACAACAAGCTAACGTCCTCAACGCTGAAAAGTTCGCCGAAGCCGCAAACATGACGTTTAACTTTGAACAACAACGTCAGTTTGCAAACTCTAAAATGGTTGAGACGCTTAATCTACAGAATCTTAACAACCAGCAAACAACAGCATTAGCAAATGCTTCTGCAATGGCACAGCTAGATGTAGCCAACTTGAATGCAAGACAACAAGTAGCTGTACAAAATGCTCAATCATTTTTACAGATGGATATGAGTAATCTGTCCAATGCACAGCAAGCAAATGTTATAAATCAACAAGCACAACAACAAGCGATGCTGTCAGACCAAGCGGCGCAGAACGCAGCAGCACAATTTAATGCTACGTCACAAAACCAAGTTGACCAGTTCTTTGCTAATTTATCTCAAGATATCAATAAGTTCAATGCTACAGCTGCTAATGCTTCTCAACAGTTTAACGCTGGACAAGCTAACGCAATGCAACAATTTGCCGCAACAATGACTAATCAACGTGAACAATTTAATGCAACTAATGCTTTAGCTATTGAACAAAGTAATGTACAATGGCGTCGTGACATTAACACAGTTAATACTGCGGCGCAGAATGCGGCTAACCAAATTAACGCCGCGAACTACCTTAGCATATCAAATACTGCTCTCAATAACATATGGCAGCAGTTCCGTGATGAAGCAGATTACGCTTACTCGTCTTCTGAAAACTCAGCAGACCGTGCCTTTAACATGGCTATGGCTGTTCTGGAAGCAGACATTAACAAAGATATGTATAACAGCTATCTTGACCAGCAAACTGCGTCATCCATCGGTTCTTTCTTAACGTCTCTAGGCGTGGCGTATATCCAAAATTCATAGGTAAATAAATGTTTGAATTTATTGCACAAGCCGTTATGGGTGGCATAATGAGCGGCGGTAAAAGCGACAGGCAACAGCAAGTTATGCGGGAACCACAACGCGTAAACTTAACGCGTTACATGCGGCCTACTGGTCGTAGAAGCAGTGGTGCGCGGCGTAGCACAGCGGCTTCTGTAACAACGGCATCTCCTCATATTGGAAATAGCCAATATACTGCGCAACTACGCGGAATGTTGCGTGACCAATTAAGTACAAAGCAAGCAACAACTCCAAAGGCATAGATATGTTAGAACTTCCTGAGAATCTTACACTTCCATCAGGACGGGAAAAGTCCCGTTTTGACACAGCTATTCCTGGTCAATCTTTGACCAAGGCGCCTAAGTCTTACCCTTGGGATAGCCCTCCGCAATTTACGGATGCTGACAGTATTGTAGAATTCTACATGGACAGATTTAATCAAGAAGAAGTCTTGTTTAATTTGTTTGCTATGCTTGAAGCAAAAGTTCCCGTAACTAAAATTATTGATGCTATGCTGCTTCATGGGTTCTCAGAAGGCTTGTACACACCTGACTTAGCTATACTTGTAGCTGAAGATTTGACAATGATTATTATGCTTATAGCTGAAGAAGCTGGCATAGATTATGTAACTGGCGCTAAAGATAATACCATGCGAGCGCTAAAACAAGCCACAAAGTTAAAAGAAGCTTTAGTAGAGCGTGAAGAAATGTTTATGCCACAGGTAGAAGAAAAACTAGAAGAATTGCGCGCAGAACGTAAGGGGTCTGGCCTAATGAGCCCAATGGAGACTGAATAATGGCAGGTTTGATGAGTGGAATTATTCGTGGCGGTTTAGATACTGCTACCGATATTATTCAAACTGGGCTGAAACAAGGCCAGAAGAATATTGAAGATGATGTAAAAGGTTTTGGTGCTAAATTCAAAGACTATCAAAACAAGCAAAGCGTGTTTGAAGCTGAGTCTGCGACGATTAAAGAAACGGCTGCTGCATTGGCGGCACAAGATGATGAGTTTCTTAAAAACTTAAGTCCGTCCCAATTAGAGGGCGTGGCACAAACATTGCTGACGTATTCTGGGCAGAAAACGACGGCATCTGCTATGGAATTCTTTACTAAAAATCGCGATAAGCTAAACGTTAAGCCTGTTCAGCCTACAACTGAAACAGCTGTTACACCTACAGATGCACAGACAACTGCGGCTATGGAACAGCCTGCGTCTGCGCCTGCAACTACAGATGACAGGTCATTCCTTGAAGTAGTATTCGGCGGGATGCCTGCCGAAAAAAGAAAAAGCGAAGTTGCTAAACGCCTCGGCATTTCTGTAGAAGAATATGATACTGTGATGGCAGGCAAAGTGCCTACGCGTGCGCCGTCTACTATGCAAATTGGTATTGGACAAGACGACAAATATGAAAAAATTATTGATGGACGCCAAGAAAAAGTTTTGAGTGCTATTAGTAAGCAAGCTTTCTTACGTATGGAAAACATAGAAATGCCAGATGGTACTAAAGTAACTGGTAAAGCCTTTGCTAGCAGCATGCTTCGTGCTTATGAAGATTATAAGGTTCATGGTGGGGATGGCGCTGCGCTAGCTAAAATGCAAAACTTTGCACTGACACTTACTATGCCGCCAGACCTAAAAGATTTCTTTAAAAATCATCACGGTAAAGCCATTGATGCTATCTCTGCCGGTGTATCCAATTCTGCAATTCCACAAAAACAACGCGAAAGACTTGCTACTATTTCTCAAGAATTAACAGACCACATGTTCAATGCAGTTAGTGTTCCAGGATATGCCACGCAAGAAGGTAATGCGTCTAAAGTACAAGCCTTGGTTATTGAAGGCAGAAAGCTTTTAGCTTCAGAAGTTAAAGATGGAAAAACTAAGCCATATGATGTAGAAATTATTGAAAAATCTATCGACAATATTCTTACTAGAGCTAACTCTACAAGTAGCACTGCTCCTCAACTAAAGCCAGAATATGCTGAGCAAGTGTTTGGTCTCCGCTCTAAACTTGTAGAAGCCCGTAACTCTGAAGACCCTGTAGCTTCTATAAAAGCGCTAGCGGATGAAGTTAGAGATTTAAGTGTGAGTGCATTTACAGCGGCACCAAATACTCCTAATGCAACAGAAGTAAAACTTACTAATACCATAAATATGCTGAGAGATATGCCCAGATTTAAAAATAAATCTGATGAAGAGCTTACAGAAATTGCAGGCAAATATCTTGCTCTTAATCCTAACGGGCCGCAAAAAGATAAAGCAGGGCGCGTATTTGTTATAATGCCGACGCCTAATGGGCCAGTAAGTGTACCTGTTGGCACAGAAACAGGCGAGGGATATGTTGCTTCTCTTACGCCAGACCAAGAAGTTGAGTATCGCACTAAAATTAAAGATAATTCAAGAAGCTTGAATTTGTATGCGGAACTAACAGATACTGTTGCCGAGAATCCGCTTGTATACACAGCTTTTGGTAAAATGGCGGTACGCGGTGCTACATATGCTGATATTGCAGGCGAATTAACTGGTACAAATATTGGGCAAGCATACAGCAGATACTTTAACATCCCGCAAAATGCTGAAGCGCAAAGACGCGCAATTGAACTTGTAGGCACAGCTAAAGATAGGCTGTTTGATGACCCACGACTTTCTGACCAAGACTTGCGCCTTGTGTTGCAATACATTGCGGTTATTGAGCAAGGCGGTTTAGGCACTGGCGCTACTCAATCAATCGCTGCTTTGCAAGGTCTGCAGATGGCATTGCTTAAAGATACCGCGTCTCGTATGTACTCTCTATCCGGTAATAAAATGCCGGTATTGCCAAAGGCTACAAGAGCAGGCGGCGAGCTTGATTTCTATGATGATAACGGGCAATTTATCGACAAAGACGCGCTTGCATCACGGCTATTCTTGCAAACAGCTTCCGCATACAAATTTAATGTCCAGCCGCTTAGTGTCGTAGCTAATATGCCAGCTAATGAACAGCAGCTGTATCTTGCTAAGCACGACATGATTCAAAACATGGTTGAGAGCGCTTTACATGATATTGTAACATATGAAGCACTAGGCGTTGATAGGCTTACAGCACCGTCTAACCTGATGTCTATGGGCGAGGTTAATAACGGTATCATGAACATCGACGGAACAGATTATAGAGTACAAGCTCTAGAAGATGTAAAACGCTCCAGAGGTATTTAATGGCTAATCTAGCACAACAGATGCAGAACAAAGGGTTTAACCCTGCGCCTGCACCCGCAACAACTCCAACACAACCAGAAGAAGATAAGTATAATCTTCCCGGCCCTATCGAAATTTACCCCGGTGTTACGTTTGACCCGCAGGTAGCTAAGGATGAACCGGAAGAAAATTACTTATTTGGTTTGTTCAAAGGCCCATCTGCAAAAGCATACACCCCAACTACCCCAGCAATGCGTGCTCAGTCCGAGCAAGCTTTTGAAGCTGCTCGTATGGAACGTCTTACGCCAAAAGCGCAGGAATATGGCGTAAATGTAAATCCGTACGGAACGCAAATTTCTGACTTAATTAGGCAAAAAGCCCCAGAAGGAATGTTTGAGGGGCAGTCCCAATTGTACCTTGCTGATACTGATGAACAGTATATGAATGCAATGGAAAATATATTTGGCGAAGGCAACGTCCGTATGATTAAGGACGAAGGCCCGAAAGTAAGTATGTTTGACGCTACAAACTATATCTCTGTAAAAGACGATACCGGCGAATGGACAGACTTTGCGCCTGCGTCTACTAGCTTTAAGGACTATGCCGAACGCGTAGCGCCGGGGCTTATTGCTGAAGTTGGTGCATCTACTGCTATTGTTCCTGCAGCTTTTGCTACTAGCACAGCTGTATCCGCTGTTACAGGCCCGTTTGCTTTAGTACTAGGCCCAGCAACATTTGTATATACCCTGTATGCTGGCGGCAAAGGAATAGAAGCTGGAAGACAATATCTGCAAGATGAACTTGGACTTAACGACCAAGAAGCTATTGATTTTTCTGGATACTTAGATGCGGCGTACAAAATTGGTGTTCCTCAGATTGAGGGCATGACAATAGATAAGCGTACCCCTGCTGAGACACAGCGTGAAGTATCTGGAATTTTAGAAATGGCGTTTGCCACAATTCCAGGGCTTGCTGATAAAATGAAGTTAGCTATTGGGCGGGTGCGTAGCAGTGGCAAAATTGGCCCGACTACATATGAATCTGCTGTTAGCGCAACTAAAACTGTTGAAGCCACTATGCCAGGCGGCGCTATGGATATAGGCGTACCGCTGGAAAACTTGATGCTTCAACAAATTACGCCAAATAAAATTGTTGAACGCCTCGGCAAACTTACTGAACAAACTTCTTTAGTCATACCCCTCAAGGTACGTGAGCAGATGCAGTCTGCTGTTGCGTATTTGAAGCAGTTTGGGCAAAACGTAGGGCAAGGCGACTTCACTAAGTTTCGTAACGAAGTTGCAAGCATTGGGCAGACATTGCAATCTGTAAAGAATGCTCCTAACCCAGACGAAGTTGTTAAAGACCTGACCACTATAGGCGAAAATTTAGGCACATTAGATGATTTGTTTTTACGTCTACGCGGTATTGAAGCACGTGGACTATATAATAACGTCTTTGATAAAGTTAAAACTTCCTCGTATGACTTAGATAAAATACGCGCACTTCTTCCTGAAGGCACTAGAACTATTATTCCGACTACCCCTGCCGGTGCTACGCGCACAAGTAAAGACAAAGTAGCTGGTGCCGTACCTCCGCCTAAACGTGGGGAACGCCTTGTTGATGATTTAATTACTGACTTAATGAATCTTGGCCGTGTGCAAAAAGATGGTACACGAGTTATGACACCAGCACAGGTAAAAGCAGCAGTAAAAGACTTTACTGAAAAGAACCCTGGGTTTGAGTTTGACCCTAAAAACCTAGATAGCCCAGCAAAGATACTACATTTGTATGCGTCTCGCTTTGGCCAACTTGCGCGTGATAATTTCAGCACAGCAGGAACAACACCAGACAGTGCACAATTCAGACAAGCAATGGAAATACGGAATGCTTTGCTTGATTTGATTGGCAATCCTACAAAACCTGTAGCAGGAGTTGCAGATGACTTGGCTACAGCTAATTCATTTTACAAAGAAACGTTTGATTTATCTAGCACAGAAGCTCAAATTGCTGCGCGTAACTCACGCCGCGGTGCTATCAAGGGCGAACCTGCTGTATTGCCAGAAACTCTGGCTACAACTCCTACAGCTGGTGGTCGTGTAGCCCCAGGCACTATTACTATGGAAAACATCAACGCACAAGAAAAGTATGTGCGTGATTTCTTAAACAATCCAGCTAACGTAGAAAAAATTACGGCTGATACTGCTGAAAAATTTGAAGTTGCAGGAGGAGCAGCACAACAACTCAAAGACTATTTTGCAAACACAATTTCTAGCAAATTAGCTCGTGCTACTCCTACAGACCCTGCTGATGTAGTTGGTGCTAATGAAGTTATTAAGTTTCTTGATTCATTTGAGCCAAGACAGTTACGTGCTCTGGGAATTGACGAAGCAACAGAAGCACAAATTCGTAACGACGCAACTTTAATAGCTAACCTTCAAAGAGGTGGTGCAGTAGAGCAAGTGCTAGGAGCGCCGGCGCGAAGCACTATGGCAGAACAATTTGAAACTATATTGCGCGGTGATACAGCACAAGTACGCACAGGATTTAATGAATTACTTAGCGTAGTAAGAAGAGCGGCAACGCCAGAAGCAAAAGATGCCGCAAAGGAAAATCTACGCCAAGGGCTACTAAACCACATAATTTCTCCTCAAAGCGGAGTCCTCAAACAATTGTCTTCTAACTCTGCATATGGAGAAGTAGGACAATACACAATTGATGTACCTTCTTTGCAAAAAGTAATTGAACAGCTTAACAAAGTTAATGCTTTCGACGATATCCTAACAGCACAAGATAAACAAGTACTAGATGGTATCGCTGAGTATGCTGGCGTAGTAGCAAAACGTGGCGAAGATGCAGGTTCTGCTCTTGCTGGTGCGCAGATTATCGGTGAGATGTTTACGTTAGACCCAAGTAAATTTGTGGCTGGATTAGCTAGACTAGGTTCGCAAGCTCGTATTGCACGATTGTTTGCTAACGAAGAGTTTGTAAAAGCTGCTACAGGGATTGGCAAACCAATGTCTACTGCTGAAAAGCTTCGTACTATGTTCTTCGGCAAAGGTACTATGGGCACCATAGCTGCGCGTATTGCTATGGAAGAAATGGGATTTCGTGAGTCAGATGACGAGCAAACAAATAGGATGCTACAACAAAGTGCAGCATCCTCGGCTCTTGGTAGAAGATTACAACGGTACCAGAACGCACCTACGACACCTTAATTAAGTTTGTCTCCTACAATTTGCATATCTTCAATGCGCTGCCATAAGCTATTAGCTTCGCGGCGCATTTTTTGTGAGCAATCTCTGATGTAGTTAAAGCTATCTCTACTAATTCTGTAATCATTTTCTTGGAGTACAGGAACAGCATGTGCTTCAATCATATCATTAACTAGCTCTTCCCAGGGATATTCGCTAAAGGAAGTCTCACAGTCATCTCCCGATATGGTTACACCGATACCGTGTTTCGTAAGACTCATATGTACGTCTAGTTCACTGAGAACTGACAGGGTTTTTACTGCAGCCATCTGCACTCCTTTGAAATGCTTTTATTACGTCAGTCGAAAACAATTTCTGTATATTTAACAAATACATTTTTGACGCATAGTTATCACCGCCACTAACGCTCTTCTTGTAATCTAGGTTATCTATAATACGTTTCAGTGCGTCTACATTAAAGACGAGCGTGGCAAATACCTCGTCTCCGATACAAAGATTATGGAACCAGTAGTCAGATTCTGTAGCAGCGATGCCGCTAGGTTTGCCATAGGATTCGTATTCAATAGCAATGTTACCTGTTCGTGCCCACATATCTCGCTCTGATTTAACTTCAATCTTTTTGTTCTGAAGCATATCAGCAATAAGCTTTTCACGAACCTTGCCATACGACAAGTCTATATCAAACTTTTTTCTGTCCTGAACTGCTGGTTCCATATTTTTCATTAGGCACTTTCCTTAACTTCTTCTGTCACCTCGTCTTTAACGGTTGAAGAAGTCAGAGCACTAGAGAATGCGTTCTCTGCGGCCTGAAGCTGGTCTAGGTTAAATCTCGCTTCTGCAATCCTAGCCCGCAAACTACGAACTTGATTAAGGTAATAAACTTGCGTTTCATCAAGTTCATCAACAAAGAATTCTTTGTCGTTAATTGTGATTGTATCACGTACAGTTTTTTCAGTCATTTTCTTTTGCCTTCTCTTTTAGTTTTTGCCATTCTTCATAGCTTGGGTGGCTACGTGGGGGGTTAAATTGTATAGAACCTTCGCGACGTTTCCACACCAGTTTCTGTGGTTTATCAGGTTTCTTTTTCATGTGTTTCTAGCGTTCTTTGAATTACAGCAGATAATCCTTCTGAAATTAAAAGTTGCTTAGCTGTTTCATCACATTCAAAAACAACCTTTGCAGAACCGTCTTCATTTTCTACATAGTCTATTACAGTAACTCTACCAGACATTATCTATGTCCTTGTCGTTTTAGGTTGTCAAAGTACCCAGCATTGTACCCGCGTTGCCATTCCTTTCCTCGAAAGGACGATTCGCTATACGGATTTTCAATTGTGTGAAAGTACACTCGTTTATTAGTTGTGACTTGCGTAAAGTTATAGAAAGCTCTACGCCCCTCATAGAAAAAACGGTCAGCTGCGTTAGCCATAATACCCCCTATGCTGCGTTGATGTCAACAATTTCACAATGGTCTGATGTGCATGCAAGTGTTTGCATAGCTACAGTATTGTCTTCTTTCTCGTAATTTGCAAGTGCTTTCCAGTCAATAAAGTCGGGCATTTTCTTTGCAAATTCAGTGTAGTAAGCTTCATCACAATCTTGGTATGGAGCTTGCTCATAAATATGCTCTGAGCGCGGCAAGAAAGACAAACCAGATGCAATATTAAAGTTCTTGTAAATCCAGCCGCCTACTTCTAGCCATTCGTCATCACTAACAGAAATAGTCACAGATGGTTTATGCTCGCACCAGTTGTTAGCATATATCTTCCAGAACTCTAGCTGTTCGATAGCTGACATATCATTCCGTGTCACGCATTTATCAGGCGCCTTTACTGGGAAGCTAAATACAGTATTGCTTTTATTCCAGTTATCGTCTTCGTACGGAATGCCATGCTCCATCATAAACTGCGTCAATGGGTCTTTCTTGTCCCCACGTACAGTACGGATGTAATACTGGCTATGACGTGCGTGGATGCCTGACGCTGAGTCAGTTAGCTGTGAAACAGTGCCGCTAGGCTTAACACAAGTAATAGCAGTAGACGCGTTAACGCCAATAGCCGCTGCAACTTCCTTGTTTGTGTCTACGGCTACCTGCCGCAAATCCTGCAAAATTTTAGCAATGTTCATGCCATATTTTGCGCTTCGGCCATTAAGAATAGCGTTATCCATAATGCCAGTCATTGACACTCCAAGCAACCGCTCTTCCTCTGTATTCTTTGACCAGATACGGCGCAAATACGGAAAGTTAGTCAGCGTTGACTGCCACGTACCGATAATTGTAGCAATACGAACCTTACGTTTTAAGTCGTCAAGAGTATCACTGCCACGCACAATAATTTCTGACAAGTTACAGAATTGGTATGGGCGTAGTATGATTTCACTACAAGGATTTGTACCAAACTCCTGCTCTGCGTCACGACGGCCATTTTCTGCCGCTTTCTTTTGTGCGGCACCCCGGTAGAACATACCACGTTCACCTGTACCAGACTGCGCCAGTGAAATCCATTCACGCATAAATGTCTGCATATCTGGCTTCTCTGTGTATGCCACAGAGTTGTTTGCCATTTGCCGCTGCGGGTCAGTTTCCCAGAACGAACCGACTTTAGCATGCCGCATCCGGTCATCCGACAGATTAGATAGGCTAATCATAGCTGAGCGCCGTACGCCACCTGACACGACAACCTCGCCCACTTTACACATAATATCGTGGCACTCAAGGCTAGACAGGCGCCGTCCTTTTGCTTTCGTGAATGTTTCTACCGTAAAACGGAACAAATCTTCTAGTGGGGCAGGACCAGATGCACGTCCTCCAAATGTCTTAAGTTTAGCGCCAGCAGGACGAACTTTAGACATATCCCACTTAGGAATTTCGCCCGACCACAGTAAAGCAAGCAGTTTACGGAAAGCTTTTGCCCATCCTTCTTTGCTATCTTTAACAAGAATGACTTCATCCGCTGCGAACAAGTTTTCTGGTACTTCTGGCAATTTAGATATGTATTGCCGCTCCACAGAGAAGCCTACACCGGTTCCGCACATAAGTATGTACATGGCCTCATCAAAAGCTTTAGGGTCGTCTACGGGCAAATATGAGCAGTTATAGCCAGCTGTATTATCACGTTCTAGGGCTTTGCCAGAGGTCATCATAGCACGCATAGAAGGCATAACTTCAGAATGCAAAATAGCGTCTTGTACTTCTTCTTTTAATGAATCAGAAAGCTTATAGCCATGATTAACAGACAAGTGGTTAGCCATATAATCAATATATCGTGATACAGTTTCATGCCATTCTTCTCGCCGTCCTTCATTGTCAAGCCAGCGTGCATAGCGCGACTTGTGAATAAATTGCTGATAATAAGTTGGTAGTGTAATATTACTCATTTTTTGTCCTCACCGTAATAGAGACAGGGTCTACGCCTTCAACATCGTACAATAAATCAGACATGTATTCTTTCACAATTTCTGATACTTCGTCAACATCAGCGTTAAATTCTTCTAGGTCTACTTTTGCTTTTACAATAATGTCCGCCCTAACTTTTGTCCTGCTCATTTTCTTGTTCCAAAATTAAACGGTCTAAATAGAACCGCGCCTTCTGCAAGTCCTCAAGGGGCTTGCCTTTGTAGCGATGCCGCCACAAATACTTTATTGTATTGCCGTTGCAATAGCCTTGAAAAAGCTCTGAACCGAGGGCAGCGCGTATTGCATCAAGGCACTCAATGCCCCCAGTGTTATAATGTGGTGGATGATTTACGATATCTACCGGCGGGTTGTTCTCACCATAATTACCGTACTCATCAAACTTACGTTTCATAAATGCTTCGTGTCTTTCCATATCAATCACATGAGTCTAGACGAGATAAAATAGCCACGTATGTTCCGTCCTCGTCGTTGTGGGTGGAAATAACTCTAGTATCGTAGGCTATCGTTGGATACTGAGTCTTGTATCTTTCAATGTCTTCCTGCAATTCTGCAGAGCTATCTGCAGTCAATAGTACACGCATATCTTTAGGCATTTTGCGCCACCTTTATTGCTTCACCAATCTGTTGTGCTATCTGAGGTACTATAGCGTTACCTAATCCTTTAAGACGGTCCACCCTTCTGGATACCCCATTAGCCACTCTACCCACGTCGGGTTCAGAGTACCAGTTCCACTTTGCCGCACTTCTGGATGATTGCCAAGCATTTTCTGCATTTTGTCGCCCGGCTGGCCGGCCTTGTGTTCGCTGGCGGACGGCGTTGGCCACATCTTTACCTCCGCGCAAAGGTAGTTCCTGTTGTACATATGTGTGTGGCTCTTGCTTCCCACTGGGCCGCAGTCCTTGTGTTCCGATGCTCGTGGAGTCGGCCACATCCGTACTTGGTCTGCTAGGTTCGCCCCAAACTTCAGATTGGGGTTGGTCTTGCTCACCCTGCGTCCTTTCTCGTCCAGCTGTCTCGGTCCCCCTGTCACATCCGTTGTCCTCGGTGTAGCCCACAATCCAGACTCGGTTTCTTTTGTGGGGTGCGCCGACGGCGACAGCTGGAACAATAAACGTCCTTGTGGTGTAGCCTTCGGATTCCAAGTCAGCGAGCACAGCGTCGAGTCCCAAGCTGATGTGACCATAAACGTTTTCGAAAACAACCCAAGTGGGTCTTTTGGATGCAACAATTTTGAAGATGCTCGGCCAGATGTGGCGTGGGTCTTCTTCGCCTTGCCGTTTGCCGGCTTGACTGAAGGGCTGGCAGGGGTATCCTGCTGTGATGATGTCACAGTCTGGAACAAATCTTGCTGGGTCATTAGCTAACACCTTTACGTCTTCGGCTACAGGAACTGTAGGCCAGTGTTTCTTTAGGATTCTGCGACACCACGGTTCGACATCACAAAACAAAACAGGCACAGACAACTTCGCCATCTCAAAACCTAACGCGAAGCCGCCAATGCCACTGCATAAATCTACGTGTCTCACTTTATTACTCCGAGTACCCAATTTTCAGCACAATTTTCAACGTACACTTCGCTGTGTCCTTTGATATTGCGCTCTTCAATAATGGCTCCGTCTTGCATCATTATAACGGTAAAACTGCCATCGGGTTCTCGGAATACGGTTGCTTTTCTATATGCTGCAAGCCCACGACTACAATCTTCATCACTATAGAATTCGTGTAATAAAGTCATAATAACCTCAGTGTTGTGTTATAGTTATATTTTCATCCTCAAAACTTTGACGCCCCATGTCTAGCACAGTTTCCATATCCTGTGTAGCATGGTAAGCCATACCCCTAGTAAGTAGGGTATAGAATACAACATCGTCTTCTGACATTGAATCTGCTGGACGATGATAAATTTCTATTCCGAATCCGCCGTTATCATCATCCTCGTGTCGTATTATTACAGCTGAATCTCCTAGGCCTAGCTTCACTTCTTGTGACATGATACTACCTTAATAAAATGTTCAGCATCTACTACAGCTAATGGTTTCTTATGATTCATCTTAATAACTAACAAGGGTTCGCCGCCTGTGTCGTGACTTATCGCCTGTTCATAATAATTATAAAGTGTCGTCATCCGTTCCGTATTTTTACATTCAATATCATACGGAAACTTTTTGTATGCCGCTGTTGATAACTGTACGTCCACGCCGTTAACGCCCATTGGGGTTGACCGCACATCTAGATTAGTCAACCCCTTGAAGATGTCAAGCAGCTTTTCCACTACCCAGTTCTGAAGCTTCCGCCCCTTCGCTTTCGCCGACCTCGGCGACATTCGTTTCGATACGGACTTCGTGGATTTTGTCTGCTGAGAAGACAAAGCTTTGCTCCTTTGAGATGAGCGAGGGGAACGGCGCACCTTCGTTGAGCTCCGAGATGAAGTCGTCAGCTTCGTCCGTGGTGACTTTGAATATTTTTGCACGCTCCTCGCCATTAGCTGCCTGATACTGAATTGTCAGCGTCACGCCATTCGTCTGTGATGTGTGTGTACCAGACGAACTTTGGGTTTTTCCCTTTGCTTGGAAGCTGTCGTCTGAATTCCAGTTCGCTCCAGCAGTGGTGCTTGAAGTCGCACCAGGAACACTCCATACAAAGGGTCCTATTCCCAGTCTCCTTCTTGTAAAATACTTCGGGAATGTCATCGAATTGTTTCCGAAATGGCTTTGTTGTATCAGTTGCCACAATGGATTTTCGTATCGTCTCATTTACTTCGTCCTTTTCAGATTTGGATTCTACTGCTTCAGCAAAAGCTATCTCGCCAGTAGATTTATTTAGTGCAATCCAGCCCTTGAATGGCTTATTTGCTGCCATTCCGTAGCCGATACCTTGCGCCACGTACCCAAAAGAATCATTGCTTTTGATACGTTCAAATGCAGACGTTGAGTTAAATTTGTGCTCAAAGGCATAGGGAGATGCTGTTTTGATGTCCCAAATACCATCTTCAAGCTCAATGTCATACTCGCCGTTAATAATAGTCCCATCAATCTCGTACGAGACTTTCTGGTGCTTGGACTTGATTTCAATTCCCGAAGCTTGAATTAACGCAATGAGTGCGGCTTCCATAAGGTCGCCCATAATCATCCGCATCTTAAAATCGTAGGTGCGTTTTTCGGGTTCAGCGCCACGAGCTTGCAAGTGAAGTTGGCAGGAAGGTCTGCCCATATTACTCATACGCAGAGTAAAATCGTCCTTCCCATCAGTGAAATGCTTCTCTAGTGCATCACGCGCAGCTTGAGCAAAAGAATCAAGGATGTGAGGAGGCATCTCAGCCTCCCCACTAGCCGCCCTAGAAAGGAAAGAAAGAAGGCGGCTTTGGTTCACATTCATGCTGTCAATGACTCAGGCAAGTCATCATTGAGGGCATCATCAATAGATTCTTCAAAGGTGCTACCGTCAATCACGTCGCCTGACATGCGTAACGCCTTGTCATAATCTTTCATGATTTGTTTGTTTTCACCGTCGATAGTGTCCTTGAAGTACTTAAGCAGTTCTTGGTCTGCTTCCCCAAAATTAAGCGGGCCTTCTCCTACACTAAAATCAGCGACATAGTAGATAAGTCCACCGTTCTTCTGGCGATTCAAAGAAGCATTCAAGCTATAGAAGATAAATGGCTTCTTCTGCGCTGACAGTGAATCCAGTGCCTTTGAGATTGGCATAAAGTTAGACCCACGTGCTCGCCACAATACAGGCATATCTACGATTTCTACGTTGTTGCCGTTAGCATCAACTGCATCATTAAATGTAACTTTGCCGTAAAGCATACGGAAACACTTAATGCTTTGCTGTTTCAGAGCTTGTTCAGCGCTCAAGTTTTCACGCTGTGAAGATGGAACAGAACCGCACCGCATAGACCCGATGGTATCAGGAATTTCGGTTTGCGGATACAAGTCAGATGCAAGAACAGACTTGGATACCATTTCATTAGCTTCAGCATCATAATGCATGTACTGGTAACGTTGCATAAACAACTGAAACTTAATAGTTTTTGCATAGACAGCAGTCCCAGAATGGTTCACAAAGAACGCACCAGCAGGGATAGACCGTCCATTATCGTCTTCGTGGTCACGGTTGATTTTCAACAGTGCGAGAGACGCTGCGCCGCCAGTTGACGGCAAGTCTTGGCCAATAATGCTGGCCAGTTGTTCAAACGAAATATCATTTGTAACGGTAGGTAATGTGCTCATAACCTTCTCCTTTTTCACACGAGTACAATTTTTATCATAACTACGCTCGCTAGTCAAGCACAAAAGATTGCATGTCTAGCCAGTTTTTTCCAATCTCAAGGTCAACCTCAAGGGGCACGTTCCACTTAACATTGTATATTTCCTCAAATGCTTTATCTACATGCTTCATAGCATCATAAGTAATTCTGGCAACTTTTTGTTCTTCGCCAGGGTACACGTCAAGCACTATTGAGTCATGAACCGTATTGATAACAATAGATTTGCATTCTTGATTTCTAAGTTCATTGTGAAGTGAAATAAGTGCGAGCGGCACCACGCAACCCCCTGCCAAACCTTGTACAGGGTAGTTCTTGATGGAGGGAGCGTTGGATGCAGCGCCAGAAGGAAGCCGTTTAGTATCTGGAAAAGCGAATTGCTGACCAGTATGCAGACTAACAATCCCATGCGTAATAGCTTCAGTCTGTAAATAATCATGCCATTTACCAAGGGATGGGTACTTCTGCACAAAAGCTTTGTAGTATTCGACTTCGTTCGGACTGCCCGACATGCCACCATATAGCGGCTTGAAGGTATGGGCCTTCGCCGCAGTGCGCTCATCTTTTGTAACGTCACTTTCTGACTTTTGGAATATAACTGACGCAGTATATTTGTGAACATCGACACCATCCAATATGTCTTTAAGCATCTGCTCATCTCCGCACAGCTGTGCCGCTACACGGAATTCTAGCTGGCTGTAGTCAGCCTGTAAGATTGACCCGCCCTCAAACCTAGATATAACAACAGCGCGTACAGGAAAGGTATTACCGCGAGGCTGGTTCTGGAAGTTAGGGTCTGACGAAGATAAGCGTGTAGTACGCGTAACGCATTGGTTAAATCTTGGGTGCAAGATACCATTCTGCTTTACATTACGGGCAATACCACCAATAAAACTAGATAGGTATACATCTACTGCATTAAGCCGGATTGTGGCTTTCAAAAAGTTAGCAGCATTTTCGTTACCTTTGTGAACGGCGGCGGATAATAAACGAGCCAACGTCGTTTTATCTGTAGCAAAGCCACTAGCAGATACGTCCATAACGCCGCTAGGATTCATTGTGAGCCCGCCTACTTTTGGCAGCGGTATCTGCACATAGCCGTCCCCGCCGCACGTCTTACAGCGCGTAGGATTCTTCCACAAAGAACCATCTTTGCGTATCTTATAGTAATCGCCTTTACCTTTACAATTACCACATTGCTCTGCACGCGTCTTGTGAATGCGTGTAGTCATGTCCTTTACCTTTAAGGCAAATTGAGCGATAGACATACGGGGACGAAGTAATGGCTTACCTTTTTCATTTAAGCCGATGTTAAACGCTTCCGCCCACTTCTTCTTGTCAGTGATGCGGCGCGAATAGATTAACTGACTTAGCTGTTCGGGGGACGCAAAGTTAATACGACGGTCGCCCATCACAGTGTGGCATATGTCTTCCATTGTTATCTGCAACTGATTCTTTTCAATCTGGTAATCAGACTTAACTTTGTGCATTTCCGTAAAGTCAATCTTAATGCCATTTTGTTCGATTGTTGCTAAAACAGGCAGGAAATTGTTCATAAGTTTCAAATGTTGGCGGAGTGCAGCGTTACTGTTACGGGAAAACAGCTCACGGTGTGCAAAAAATAGCTCACGTGTAGACACGATATCAGCAATACCATATTCCTCGACAGTTTCCGGCGGCATACAGTCAAAGCCAACGCCGTTGCTTAAGTAATCTTGCACTAAGTCGCCTTTCTTCATAGCAACCTTACGGCGAGCACAGCTATCCGCTAGGCTTACGCCCCACTTCTGACAACGCAGAAGTAAATACTCTGCAATCATCGTATCGTATACGGGGCCGTCATATACAAAGCCGGCTTCCCACAACCACATTAAATCAAACTTAATGTTGTGCCCAACAAGTAGCTTAGTGTTGTGAAGTACATTTTGTATAGCCGCGTGATTAACCCGCGGGTCTATGTCTTTGTCTTGATGGTAGAACCATTTGAATACAGGTTCCGCATCATCTAGCGCATATTGTACCGACACAAGTTTGTTGTCCCTGTGAAATGGGGACGGGTCACTGCGTTTTGTGTCAGGATTAGTTTGAAATGTTGTTTCGACATCCAAAAACGTAATCATGCTGTGTACCTACTTGTAGCTGTTTCAAGGTTACAAACTATATTACCGTGGAATCCTGTCAACTTGTTTTTAGATATTGTGAGGTAACGGCGGCTGTCATTATTATCTGTGATGTCAGACTTACCAATACCTACAATCAAGTCAGCTTCCGCAGCTTTACCTGTCTTGCTGTTCTCCATCATAGCATATGTGACGTTGGTTTTGTTCTCAGCGTCAGCAGATGCTTGACTGATGCCTATGCCGAACAGGTCATGTCGCTTACAGATTTCACGAAACTTCAAGTATATTTCACGAAGCTTTTCGTCAGTACGAGCAAATGTGCCAGACACATTTATCTTGTCCAGCTGGTCTACAATGAGAATGTCAGGCTTTTTGTCAGCGCAATACTTATTAAGCCACTCAAGGCTAGCATCCACATAATCAAGCATAGTAATATTGTGAGCTATCTCAGTAAACTTTTCGCTAGCATGCTGGCGATTCATGTAAATTTGTTCACTACTGTATCCCGTGTACGCAGACACCGCACGTAGCATTGTGCGTCGTGCTGGTTCCTCATTAGTAATAATGTGAACGTTGGCGCCCTGGGCACAGAAACCATTAGGGGCGGTAGCCAGTGATACATAGAAAGCAGTCTTGCCAATCTCAGGGCGAGCGAACGCAATCATGAACTCTCCGCCTTTACCACCGCGCACAGCTTTAGCTAAACTAGGTATATTGAATTCCCAGCAATCTTCGTTAGCTGTGTACTGTAGCAATTCCTCGACACTGGTAGTGACGGGCGTAACTTCATCATCAGGCACGAACCCATTCTCAGAGTTTTCTACTAACTCTTTGATTTCATGTATCTTTTCAGGATGGCCTTCCATCATCATCAGCCCCATGTCTGCGATGCGCCGGCCTATTTCCTGCTGCCAGAGTTTTTCTAGTACATCATTTGCAACGTCTTCACCAATGTTAGCGTAGGCGTTAATGTCTTCTAATATCTCGGCAATCAGCTCACGTTTAGCCCGCGTAGCTGTAGGGTTGTGAACGCGAAAAAGTTCACGAACTTCCAACACGGAAATATCGCGTTCATACTTATTGTGTGCTTGTACGATTGTGTCATACAAGTCTGCTAGCTCGGAGGGAAACATAGACCGCAGCACGCGAGCCTTGTTTGCTTCAAAGAATTTACGACCAAGCAGTAGCTTGATTAACTGTTGTTCCGTAGTAATTGTGATATCTCCCGCGGTTCATAATACTTAAGGTCGTCGTTTATTCTTATTATTGTCGACGATACAAAATACGACAGGTACTTGTGGATGTCAAGCGCCTTACGAGTAGCATCAGGGTCAAGGCATACGAATACCTTTTCGTATTCCCGCAACTGTGTAAGGTCAGCGTCTTTCATATTAGTACCCAATAGTGCCACGCCAGTGGCAATAGGGGATATAGCACAGGCAGATGCAGCATCTTCAACTACAACTGCTTGTGAATGGGTGCCGGCTGTAAATAGTTTTTGCGATTTTCCGTACCGATACCATTTTGGGATTGCCCCTTTCTTTAATGCTCGCCCAATTGCATCATATATTACTCCATCTTTTTGGACTATGAAAACAACTCTGTCTTGCCGTGGGTCATACATGATACGAGCCCTTTGGTTGTGGTAGGCATCCAAGCAATTATTTTTCTCTAGGTATTTTAATGCGCGAACATTTTCTGTAAAAGGTGTGAACTGTTCGGGCAAAGAAAAATTTTCATGCGCATGATAGTTCGTGATAGTTGCACGGATTTTGCTGGATATTTCTGTTTTTGAACGCTCTGTTTTCATCGTGCCAGATGATTTGCACGAAGCAACATAGCAATTCCACAATAGTTGGCCATGTATTTTGGATATAGTA